CAAACGACCAGGTGGCGCCGCCCCTCTCGGATTGCTGGCGCCAGTTCTGACCTATGCGCAGCAGGGCGGGTCATGCCGACCGGTCGACGGACAGGCCCACACGATAACGGCCAGCGACAAGGATCAGAACGCGGTTCTGTGCGCTTTCATGGCCCAGCACAACAACGACAGTCGCCGTGTAGGAGGCGTCAATCCGGGTAGGCCGATGGACGAGGCCGCGTCGACCATTACGCAGAGCGGTAGCCATCAGCAATTGGTCTCCGCCTACGTCGCGCGCCAGTTCGGGACTTCGACCGGTCATGCGATCGACGTGCCATCGGGCACCATCATGGCGGACGGGCAGGGCAAGAGCCAGTTGGTTATGCCATACCTGCAATCTTACTACGGGATAGGGGATGGCGGTTGCGAGGACGAGCCATGCCGCACGGTGACGACCAGAGACAGGTTCGGTCATGTCGAGGCCGTGATAGGCGTGCCGCCCTTCACGGAGGCACAGGCGGCTCGTGCGCGCCAAGTAGCGGACTTCATGCGCTCGCATGGCCTTTGGGACGAGCGCGAGTTCGTGACGATCGATTTCGACGGCATCACCTTCGTCATCGTCGACATCGGCATGCGGATGCTGACGCCGCGAGAACTCTACAACGCGCAGGGCTTCCCCCGGAATTACGTCATCGATCGCGATGTGAACGGGAATGTCTTCTCGAAATCGGTGCAGGTGTCATGCGTCGGCAACAGCGTATCGCCGCCCGTCGCCGCCGCGCTGGTCGCCGCCAACTGCAATCACATGGCAGTGCCGGAAAGGATGGCGGCATGAGCCAGGAGGCAACCATACGGCGCGGGGTGCGCAACGCGCGCTATGCGGCCATCCCCAATCACGTCTTCGAGGACAGTCGGCTTTCCATGGAGGCGCGGTGGCTGCTGAGCTACCTGCTTTCGAAGCCGGACAACTGGACTGTCGTCATTGGCGACATCTGCAAGCGCGGTGGCTGCGGCCGCGACAAGGCGCGCGGGATGGTAGCCGAGCTGGTGAAGTTCGGCTACGCAGAGCGCGAGCAGCAGCGCGCGGACGGCAAGTTCGGCGCATCCGTGCTGGTGATCTTTGATGAGCCGCGCGACGCCGAACGCGTTGAAAATGTTAGCGAGCGCGAAAGTGTTGCATTTCTACCGCAGACGGATTTGCCGGCGACGGCATTGCCGTCGCCGGTTCCGCCGTCGCCGGTGAATCCGACACTAGTAAATACTGATTACTTAAAAAATACTGACTCCCACCAAGCGGGCGCTGTCGCGGAAGAGGGAGGATTGAAGCGATCTGATCGAAAGAAGATCGAACGCGATTTCACGCTCTGGTACGCCAATTGGAAAAAGGGCGATGTCGATTTCGCCCGAAATTCGTGGTTTGCACTGTCGCCGGAAGAGCGCGCCGAATGCGTCGAGCGAACCCCGGCATATCTGCGCTGGGCGAAGCCGGAAGACATCATGGCGGCTGCGGTCTACCTCAAGAACCGCCATTGGCGCGATGTGCCCGAAGAGGTGACGGCAGCGCCGACGCGCGGCATTGCCAAGGTCTGCGGCAAGCTCTGGATGGGCACGCGACTGGCGGCGCTTTCGAGGGAGCCCAAGGGCCGCATCATCTTCACCACGTTCGACGAGCGCGAGATCGCGGCTGGAAGGACCACCAGGGAGGCACTGGTGCACAGCAAGCGCCTTGGGCACGGCTGGCCGCTGGTGACCACCATGCGCGACATGGCGCGGCGCAAGGAGCCGTTCGTTACCTCGCTGGATCTGCTGCTGCTCGTTTCTGAATTTCAGGGCGCCCACCATATCAACGACCGCCAGATCATCGATGCTTGGGCGGCGTTACACGAGCGCAGAGGTTGGCCGTTCATCGAATTCGTGCCGGAGTGGACCTACTTCCCGCCGATCGATCCGAACGCAAACGACTTAGACCAGGCCGTCGAGGATGCGTTGACGGCGTTTCTCTCCACAATCAGCGAGGCGGGCCATGACGATGCAGCATGATAAATTGGACGGCGCTCCGATTGCGGTTGGTATGGGTGAGCGGTTTGACGATCGCATGCGCCGAATCAGGGAAGGCTTGCTGCCAGCCGCAACGGTTCGCGCCAGCGATGATTCGCCCTGGTTTGCTATCCGCGTGATGTCCGGTTGGGAGATAACTGTGAAAAACACCCTGGATGATGTCGGCGTCGAAGCTGTCGTGCCGATGCGAAAAGGGCCTGAATATCGACGCAGGGGACGTGTCATGCCGGCCCGATTGATCCCCGCTATGACGAGCTATGTGCTTGTTCGCTTCATGCCGAGCGATGATGCTTTCCTAGGGATTCGAGGTATGGATCACGTCATCGGCGTGCTTGGCGGCTGCATCGATCCACGCCCGATCTCGAATGACGAGGTCAACAGATTCAAGGCGTTGGCAGATGACGGATCACTGGATTGGGAGCGCCCGACCGTCATCTTCAAAGCGGGCGAGACGGTGCGCGTGAATGAAGGACCATTCGCCTCGTTCGTTGGAAAGATCATCTCGTGCAGGGACGACGGCAAGGGTGACGCTGTCGTCGAGATGGGTGTCTTCGGCGGCATGACGCCGGTGCTGATGCCTCTTGCAATCGTCGAGAAGGTGTGAGTACAAATCTGCCACGGATTATCCGATGATCCCGTAGTGAGCCCCTGAGAACGCCGTAGCTGGTGGGAACGAAAGTTCCGGGGTCGGTACACCGGTCGGACCCCGCCCTGACAGCCTCAATAGGGAGGCACCGATTCAGGGCCAGTGCGAAAGCTATGAGACGATGACAGGCGGCCGAGAGGTCGCCTTTGTCGTCTTAAGAGATATGGGCAGGCTCTCCTCCATAACACCACGACTGAAGACATTGGGCGCTCGTATTGCCACCATGTCGAGGGAAGAGGCGGAAGCCCAGCGCTTCCGTGATCGTGACCGCAACGTCGGTTGGCGCAAGTGGTACAAGACATCACGTTGGCAGAAGCTGCGCATGGTCGTGCTGGTGCGTGATCTCTTCACCTGCCAGATGAGCGGATGCGGTCGCATCGAGGCTGATACGTCGCAACTGGTTGCCGACCACAAGATACCGCACCACGGTGACGAGGCGTTGTTCTGGGATGAGAGCAATCTCCAATGCCTGTGCAAGCCATGCCACGACAAGCTGAAACAGAAAGAGGAACGGGCTCAGGCTCGTTGGTGACGTAATGGCCCTGACAGGCAGATACCGATATCGCCTGGGTTGGCGACGACGTCTCGTTCTGCAGGTGGAGCACACTTTCAAAGCATCCACCTTCTTCACGTGCCCACGGCCCGGACGGGACGTCACCTTCGACGCGACCGAGTGGCGCGACGCCACCATCGAAGATCTCCAGGAGATCGACAGGCCCGCCGACATCGAAGCCGCGATGGACGGCGATCGGCCACCTCCCCCACGGCGGTAGGGGGGGGCGGTCGAAAGTCTGGAACCGCCGCCGCCCTAGACCCGCGTCCCCCTCACGTAGAGATTTTTTTCCCGTGAACGAGATTTTCGACCTCTTCGGCAACCCCTTCGTCGTGCCTGACCGCAAGGTCGGTCGGCCCGCGCATGAGGCGACGGAGAAAACCCGCAATAGAGTCAAGATGTTAGTAGCGCTGGGATGGGCGAACCCACGCATTGCGAACGCTCTGGCGATCTCATTGCCGACTTTGCGGAAGAATTATTTTCACGAGCTGAAGAAGCGGGAAGCGGCTCGCGATCAGCTCGAAATGCGCCGCCTCGAAATGGCGTGGGATATGGCCAAATCCGGCAACGTCGGCGCCTTCAAGGAATTCGGCCGTCTCATGGAACGCAACGACCAGATGCTGGCAGCGGCATCATTCAGCGGCGACGGCGAGCCAAATCGGGAGAAGAAGGAAAGCGTCGGCAAGAAGGAGGCCGCCGCGCAGGCAGCGGAGACAGCCGGCGATAACAGCGAATGGGGCGACGACCTGCGCTTTCCGGGGACGGTAAACTGACATGTCGGTCCATACTGACAGCGGGCAATTTCGCAGCCGGTGGGTGACCGCGTGCCCTGATTGGGAAGAGCGCATCACTTCCGGTCGCTCGCTTGTACCGGACTTGCCTCTATTTGAGGACGAGGCCGAAAAGGCGCTCCGTGTATTCAAGCGCCTTCGTGTTCCTGACGTGATCGGGCAACCGACCTACGGCGAAGCCTGCGGTCAATGGGTTTTCGATTTTGTCCGCGCGCTCTTCGGCAGCTACGATGCGAAGAAAAAGCGGCGGATGATCCGCGAATTCTTCATGCTCGTGCCGAAGAAGAACGGCAAGAGCAGCATCGCCGCCGCCATCATGGTTACGGCGGCAATCCTCAACCATCGTCCGGAAGCGGAGCTGCTGCTGATCGCGCCAACGAAGAAGATCGCTGATATCGCCTTCAAGCAGGCGGCCGGCATTATCCGACTTGACCCGGAACTGTCGAAAATCTTCCATCTGCAGCAGCACCAACGGACACTGACGCATCGGATATCGCTCGCCGTCATCGTCATCAAGGCGGCTGACGCAGACGTTATTACGGGTTCCAAGGCGACTTTCATCCTGATCGACGAGACGCATGTCTTCTCGAAAAAGGCCAAGGCGCATGAGGTCTTCGTCGAGATCCGCGGTTCGCTTGCGGCACGTCCGGACGGCTTTCTATTGCAAATCACGACGCAGTCGAAAGACCCGCCCTCTGGCGTGTTCAAAGCGGAGCTGGATATTGCCCGCCAGGTGCGCGATGGCAAAATGCAGCTGCCAATCCTCGCGGTTCTGTACGAGCTGCCGCTGCGCTTGTCGAAGGATGGGGGATGGAAAGACCCGAAGACATGGGGAATGGTCAATCCGAACCTGAATAAGTCGGTGGATGAAGCCTTCCTGGAAGACGAGATCGTCAAGGCCGAACATGAGGGTATCGGCCAGTTGATGCTGATTGCCTCGCAGCACTTCAATGTCGAAATCGGCTTGGCGCTCATGAACGACCGTTGGGGAGGCGCTGATTACTGGCTGTCCGCAACCGACAGATCCTTGACGTTGGACGCGCTGCTAGAGAGATCGGAAGTCATTGTCGCCGGTATCGACGGCGGCGGCCTCGACGATCTGTTCGGCTTAACGCTGATTGGTCGCGAGAAACTTACCAAGCGCTGGTTGATGTGGAGCGCTGCATGGGCTCATCCGGACGTGCTTGAACGTCGCAAGGATATTGCCTCCGATCTGCTGGACTTCAAGAAGGATGGTGATCTGCGGATCTGCGAAGACGCCACGCAAGACATTCGCGAGGCTGCTGACATCATCGTTCGGGTCCATGAGGCGGGCCTTTTGCCGCAGGAAGCTGGCGTCGGTCTCGATCCATATGGCGTTGCCGCCCTAGTCGACGAACTGGCATCCCGTGGACTTCCAGATGAGCTTTTCGTCGCAATTCGGCAGGGTGCTGCACTCTCGCCGGCGACATGGGGCATGGAACGCAAACTGAAGGACGGCACTCTTGTCCATGCTGACCAGGCCATGATGATCTGGTGCACCTCAAATGCAAAGGTCGAGGTTCGCGGCGGCGCTGTGCTGATCACCAAGCAGACAGCCGGCCGCGCCAAGATCGATCCGTTAGTGGCCGGCTTCAACGCCGGGATGCTGATGAGCAGAAACCCCGATGCGCTCGGCATCTCCGTCTACGAAGAACGCGGCATAAGGATGGTTTGACGTGGGATTGCTGAAACGTATTTTCTCGCGCCATTCGTCGACGTCGCCGAAGGCGGAAACGTTCGATCTGACGGATGAGCGCCTGGCGGATTACCTGTTCTACGGCGGCCATTCAGCGGCCGGTGAGCCGGTCACGGTCGCGACCGCGATGCGTAACCCTGCGCTCTTTCGCTCGTTCATGTTGATATCGAATGCCATCGGCATGTTGCCGTTGCAGTTGATCGATACGGAGACGAAGGAAAAGGCGAAGGATCATCCGCTCTATAATCTGCTGCATCGAGAGCCGAACAATTGGCAGAGCGCCTATGACTTCAGGGCGTACCTGCAATTGCAGGCACTCGCGACCGGCGACGGATATGCGCTCATTGTGGAATCGACCGATATTCGCCGTGGCGGTCGCAAGATTTCGCGTCTGATCCCGGTCGACAGCAAAACGATGCGGCCCGTTCAGAATAGCGACTGGTCGGTCTCTTACATCTACACGCCAAAGAATGGTGTTCAGCAAACCTTGAGCGGCAGTCAGGTGTTTCATCTGCGCGGACCGTCACTTGATGGCATCTGCGGCCTTTCGCTGATCAAGCAGGCGCGGGATGCCATCGGACTAGCGCTGGCGTCGGAGCGCGCCTCCGGCCGCATGTTCAAGAACGGCACCTTCGTCGGCGGCGCCCTCACGCACAAGGGCAAGCTCTCAGATCCTGCCTATGAACGTCTCAAGGCGTCCCTTGCGGAGAAGGAAGGAGCCGACAATGCCGGCAAGAACCTCATCCTTGAGGAAGGGATGGACTACAAGTCCATCAGCACGTCAGCGAGGGACGCGCAGCTCATCGAGATCCGCCGAATGCAGGTGGAAGAGATTTCCCGCGTTACCGGCGTTCCTCGTCCATTGCTGATGGTTGATGAGACAGCCTGGGGCACAGGCATCTATGCGCTGGGTCAATTCTTCGTCGCCTACGCGCTCAATCCGTGGTTTGAGGCGTGGCAGCAGGCCATTGTGCGCTGCTTGCTCAGTGGCGATGACAAGGATCGTTACGTGGCGAAGTTCAACGATGGTGCGCTTTTGCGCGGATCGCTCGCAGACCAGGCCGAATTCTTCGCGAAAGCACTCGGCTCCGGTGGCTCCGCTCCGTGGATGCATGTCGATGAAGTTCGCGACGTGATGGATCTTCCGAAGCGTGAGGATCCACCTAACCCCATGATGGGCCACAATGGCGGCCCGGCTCTCGATAGTGAGGACAAAAATGCGAAAGCTGCCTAGCACTCGCGTATTCGCGCGCACCCGCCCCGGCGCCTTGCCAATCCCGGCCACTCTTGATGTTTCCGCCTTCACGAATATCAGCGTGTTCGAGAAGTGGTCCGATGAAGCTGCCGGTGTTCGCGCGGTGGCGACCGGCGATAACGTCATTTCCATGTTCGATGTCATCGGGCAGGACTATTGGTCGGGCGGCGGTATCACCGCCAAGTCGGTGACCGCGCAGCTTCGCGCCATCGGTGACCGGCCGGTAGAGGTGCACGTCAACAGTCCCGGCGGCGACATGTTTGAAGGCATCGCCATTTACAACGTCCTGCGTGAGCATTCGCAGGAAGTGACGGTGAAGATCATGGCCATGGCTGCTTCCGCCGCCTCTATCATCGCCATGGCCGGCGACCGCGTCGAAATCGGCGCCGCGTCCTTCCTGATGATCCATAATTGCTGGGTTCTGGCGATCGGCAATCAGTTCGATTTGCGTGAGACGGCCGATTACCTCGCCCCTTTCGACCAGGCGATGGCCGATCTCTATGCGCAGCGTTCCGGCCAGTCCGCCGAAAAGGTGACAAAGTGGATGGCCGCCAACGGTGGCGACGGCACTTACATGTCAGGCTCTCAGGCCATCGAGCGCGGCTTTGCCGACGCCCTGCTTTCCGCCGACAACATGAAGGTCGACGACACCGCCAAATCACGGGACCGCGATGTCAATGAACTGCGCGCGCTGGAGCTTTCCCTTGTGAACGCCGGCATGAACCGGACGGACGCTCGCGCACGCATCAACAAGATCAAGGGCACGCCAGGCGCTGCCCCTGAAGCCACGCCGGGCGCTGGCGAAGACTGGTCCGGCCTCGCCGGATTGCTTGCATCCATCTCAGCAACCTAAAAAGAGGAGCTTCCGATGAAGCACTTTTCTCCCCGCGCCCTCGCGACTGCGACGGCGCTCACTGTCCCGCGCGCCATCGTCGGCCATGGCATCCGTGCGGATGCCAACGATCCGAAGGCGATGATTACGCAGATCCAGGCGGCCTTCGAGGAATTCAAGAAGGCCAATGACGAAAAGCTCAAGGGCAAGGCCGACGTCGTGCTCGACGAAAAGGTCGAGCGCATCGACGCCGCCATCGGCAATTTTCAGACAGCCATCGACGATCTCAACGCCAAGATTGCGGCCGCGAACCTCGGCGGCGGCGGTGGTGGTGGTGGCAAGACCCCATCCGATCCGGAATATACGGAGACCTGGGCCAAGTTCTTCCGCCATGGCGAAGACGAGGCCGGTATCCGTGCCAAGCAGAAGGATGGTCCACGCGCGCAGATGACGGTCGGCTCCAATCCTGACGGCGGTTATCTCGCCCCGATCGAATGGGATCGCACCGTCACCAGCAAGCTGAAGGAAATCTCGCCAATCCGCCAGAATGCGCAGGTGCAGTCGATCAGCGGCGCGGGCATCCGCAAGGTCTACAATGACCGCGCGGTCGTCTCCGGCTGGGTCGGTGAAACCGCCGCACGCCCTGCTACCGGCACGCCGCAGCTCGGCATCCTCGACTTCACGCCCGGCGAAATGTACGCCAATCCCTTCGCCTCTCAAAACCTCCTTGAAGACTCGGAGGTCAATCTTGAACAGTGGCTTGCCGGAGAGGTCGAGACCGAGTTCGCGCGTCAGGAAAACATTGCCTTTATCTCCGGCGATGGCGTCAACAAGCCCTTCGGGGTCCTCACCTATGTCACCGGCGCGGCCAACGCGGCGAAGCACCCTTGGGGCGCCATTCCGGTGATCAACAGCGGCGCTGCCGGGGCCTTTACCTCGGATGGCTTCATCGATCTGATTTATGACCTTCCGGCAAGCTACCGCATCGGCGCCAAGTTGTTCATGAACCGCCTGGCGCAGTCGGGTGCGCGCAAGCTGAAGGATGGGCAGGGCAATTACCTGTGGCAGCCCTCCTATGCGGCCGGCCAGCCGGCGACGATTGCCGGTGAAGCTGTCGTCGAGGTTCCGGACATGCCGGGCGTCGCCGCAAACAACATTGCCGCTCTCTACGGCAACATGGCTTCGACCTATCTCGTGGTCGATCGCATCGGCATCATCGTCCTGCGCGACCCCTACACCAATAAGCCCTTTGTGGGATTCTACACCCGCAAGCGTGTCGGTGGCGGCGTCACCAACCCCGAGGCGATGCGTGCTCTGAAGGTTGCCGTCAACCCGTAATTGGGGACGCGGCTCTCGCCGGCCCGTTCCGGGCCGGCATCCATGCAACGGAAAGCGGAGAATTACCATGGCAAACAAGAAGGCCAATGTGACGGAGGTCATGACCGAGGCAACTGCTGATCAGGCGGCCGAGGATCATCGCAACCGCATCGATCTGAACGATCCGCATATGTCGGGTCAGGAGGCGGTCGAGCGGGCGCTTGGCTACCGCACGGAAGAGCCGAAGGCCGAAGAACCGAAGGCTGAATAAGCGCGGGCTTGAGAGGATCTGGATATGGGTAATGTCGTCATCACCGGGGTGGGCCCGCTCTATACGCTTGAGGAAGTCAAGCAACATTTGAACGTCGACTTCGATGACGACGATCCCCTCATCCAGTCATACATGGATGCGGCCGAGGGCGCTGTACTGCAATATTGCAATCTCTCGCTCGTGCCGCAGGGCAAGGAAGCGATCTTCAAGACGGCCGCCATGATTGCCGTGGACGACCTTTATGAGAACCGTGGCGGCAAGGAGGGCCTTCCTGCCGCCTCTCGCCTTCTCATAGATCCCTACAGATGGTTGCGCGTTTGATGCCCCGCGTTCGTTTCATTGCCGATTTTGACTACAAGCCGACACGGGCTGTTACGGTCGAATACAAAGCCGGAATGCAATGCTTGGTGAAGCGTGATTGCGCCGATCAGGCCATCGCTGCCGGCAAGGCGGTTGATTTTTTCAAGGACAAGGAACCCGCTCATGGCAAAGACGAGATCGGCGGGTGACCTGTTCTTTCTGATTGCCTTCGACAAGCGCATTGAGGTTGATGATGGTGCGGGCAATACGATTGGCGGCTGGCAAGAGCAGTTTCAATGCCGTGCCGGATTTGCGCACCTGCGCGGCGGCGAAAGTGTCATGGCTGATCGACTTCAGGGGCAGCACACGCAAGTCATTTTCGTACGCCGTTCGTCGGCGACGCGGCAGGTCTCGACAGACTGGCGCATCCGCGATGTTCGAACCGGCGTCAGCTTTAATATTCGCGATATCACGCCGTCAGATGATCGGCTGTGGATCGATTTCCTATGTCAGAGCGGGGTTGCCGACGGATGACCAAAATTCTTAACCTTGCTCGCCTCGACCGCAAACTAAAACGTCTTCCGACTGTTACCCTCGACAAGATCAAGACAGCGATGGCGCAGGCCGCCGATGAAATCGTCGGCTTCATGAAGCGCCTAGCTCCTGTGTTGATGGAGGAGGCGCCAGACCGCCGCAGAGGCGCTCTGCGCGATAGTATCGGATGGACATGGGGAAAGCCGCCCAAGGGCGCGGGCATTGTCGCCAAGGTGAAGTCTTCGCTGGGCGGCGATCTCACCATCACCATCTACGCCGGTAACGCTGAAGCATTTTATGCTCGCTGGCAGGAGTTTGGCACAGTCGACATGCCGGCCAGTCCATTCTTTTACGTCAGTTGGCGAGCGAACAAGAAATCCGCCGTCCGTCAGGTTCGCAAGGCCGTTCGTGACGCGGCCAGGTCCATGGCATCATCCTCATGAGCGAAGACGCTTCTTTTGAATTACAGGTCGCCATTGTTGCGCGCCTGAAAAACGATGCTCGCCTGACAACGCTGATCGCCGGCCGCGTGTATGACCACGTACCGCGCGACAATAGCGGTGCGATCACAGCAACCTTTCCGTACGTCACGCTCGGCCCGGATCAGGAATTGCCGCTCTTAGCCGATTGTCTGCGCGCTACGGATTTCATGTTGCAGATCGATGTGTGGTCGCGGGCTGTTGGCTTGCCGGAAGTCAAGCGCATTGCGCGCGCGGTCGAAGATGCGCTTCACGAAACCGAGCTGCCGTTGACCGACAATGCGTTCGTCTCTCTCGACTACGAGGGTCGCGACATTCTCCGCGATCCGGACGGCCTGACGTCGCACGCGGCCCTGCGCTTCCGCGCCGCAGTCGACAAGTCCTGACTATCATCGAAATCGGCATCCCGCCGTAAGCCGTCCGTCCCGGCCGGCTGTTTTTCCCTGCCAACTTAGGAGACACCCCCATGACACAGGCCACCACAATCAAGGGCGGGAAGATTCGCGTCCTTCTTGGCAATGACGCCACCCCGATCGTCTACGCTGCGCCCTGCGGTTTCACGCAGCGCACCATCACCTTGAACAAGGCTCTGGAAGAAATTCAGGTTCCCGATTGCAACGATCCGGACAAGGTTGACTGGCTTGGCCGGGATGCGACATCGCTTTCAATGACGATCTCCGGCGAAGGCGTTCTCGCGGCTGAAAGCGTCGAAACATGGCTGGATGCGTTCGACGATGTCGATTCGGTGCCGGCTAAAGTCGAGTGGGAGTTTCCGGCCAAAACGATAACTTGGACCGGGCGGATGCACGTCGAAAGTCTTGAGGTCGGTGCAAATAACGGCCAACGTGCCACGCAGAACGTCAGCATGCAGAGCGATGGCGAAATGGTTCGCGTCGTTACTCCGGCTCCCTGATCATGAGCCGCGATGCGAAAATCACGGTGACCTGGGCGGATGACGACTATCTCTTCCGCCTGGGGTGGGGTGAACTGGAAGAGTTGCAGGAAGTCTGCAACGCGGGTCCATACGCACTACTGGCCCGCCTCTATGACGAAAGCTGGCGCATTGCCGACATTTCCGAGACGATCCGGCTCGGCCTGATCGGCGGCGGCATGAAGCCGACTGACGCTCTGAAGAAAGTTCGTGCTTATGTCAGAGACCGGCCGCCCATGGAAAGTCTACATTTCGCGCAAGCGATCCTTTCGGCCGGCGTCATCGGAGTTGAGGACGAAAAGCCGGGGGAGCCAGTCGCGCCAAATCCAGAGGGGAACCTCTCGACGATCTCCCCAACGGAAAACTGAGATTTGGCGCGATTTATGGCAACGGCGCGGCGATGGGATATACGCCGCAGCAAGTTCGCGGAATGTCGATATTCCAATATTTCTCGGCCTTGGAAGGCTTCATTGCCGCCAATAGTTCCGAAGAGGGGCTGACCGAGAAAGAAAAGGATGAACTGTGGGAGTGGATCGACGGCTAGAGATTTTCCATCTCTGGGAACGGGACATAACGAAGTCTTCCGTCGTTGCATCCTGGCTCGTCCACGAAAGCGGCAGTCACAACATCATTTGTGAGAGTCAACCCTGTCGATGAGAGTCCTGTGTAAGCTCCCATGCGGTTCTTGGCATTTGCCCGGACGCATACGACGGACTTGCCGGGCAGGTTTCCTGTCATGACGTAGGATATGCTCACGTCACGCATAGAATACGGGTCAAAAAACTGCGTTTTGCCATAATCCAAAGCCGCCTTTCGAACCGAAGCGGATGGTGGTGTCTGACTCGCGTACGCTTGAGTTACTTGCTGTTGGGTTACGCATCCCGCGAGCATCATGATCGGCAAAGCCGCTGCGGCTGATTTCATTCCACACTCCTCCCGAATGGATAAACTATGGCTTCCACTGACGTTGAAAAGCTCGTCGTACAGTTGAGCGCTGACATTAAGCAATACCAGCGGGAAATGCAAAAGGCCCGCGACGTATCAAATTCGCAGGCGCGCGCGATTGAAAATCGCTTTCGCCAGATGAACGGCCGGCTTGACGGTATCGGTCGCAGTGCCGCCAAATCGCTGATTGCGCCGCTCGCTGGCATCGGCGGCCTGCTGTCTGTCAACGAGGTGCTGAAATACGCCGACGCATGGACGTCCGCGAAAAACAGCCTTGCGGTTGCCGGGGTAACGGGCACGAAGCAGGTCAACGTTCTCAACCAGCTTTATGATTCTGCGCAGAAGAACGCCACGCCGATCGGTGCGCTCACGGGCCTTTACGGGAAGGCGGCGCAGGCTAGCGACAATCTAGGTGCTTCCCAGAACGATCTTTTGCAGTTCTCAGATGGTGTTGCCACGGCCCTACGGGTCGCAGGAACGAGTTCAACGGAAGCGTCAGGCGCCTTGACGCAGCTCGGGCAACTGCTCGGGCAGGCTCGGGTGCAGGCGGAAGAGTTCAACTCCGTCAACGAGGGTGCGCGGCCGATCCTGATGGCGGTCGCCAATGGCCTCGACGCGGCCGGCGGTTCCGTCAGCAAGCTCAAGAACCTGGTTAATGCCGGTTCCGTCACCGGTAAGGAGTTCTTTCAGGCCTTCCTCAAAGGTCTACCCTCTATTCAGGCCATGGCCGCCAACTCGACGGAGACGATTGCGCAGGGCTTTACCAAGGTCGACAACGCGTTGACAAAATATATCGGCTCCACGGATTCCAGTCTCGGCGCATCGCAGCGCATGGTGAAGGGACTTAGTGCCCTTGCTGACAATTTCGACACGATCGCGGATACGACGCTTAAGGTTGCGTCGGTGATCGCGGCTGCCTTGGTCGGCCGCGCGATCGGCGGTATGATTTTGAAGATGGCGCAGGCCGGCGTTGCGGTCGGCCGCTTCGTCGAAGCCATCAAGGCCGCGCGTACGGCGGCTTCAGTCGGAACCGCGATTTCCGGCCTTAGCGCTGCAGCCGGGCCTATCGGTGCGGTGATCGGTGTCGCGGCAACCGTTGCGCTTGGCTATTTCGGTGATGAGGCAATCAAGGCCAGTGAGCGCACGGACCGTCTCAAACAGGAGATGCAGGATCTCGGCATCTACGCCGGAGACATGAAGAGCAAGGTGGACGATGCCTCCTCTTCCCTGAAAAACCTCGCCCCGGAAGAGACCCGCAAGCGCCTAAAGGATATCAATGATGAGCTAGGCCGCCTTAACGGGCGCAGCTGGTCGGACTGGTTTAGCGTCAGCGGCCCAAATACGTTGGGAGACATACAGAGCCAGTTGCAGACGATGACTGGTTCCGGCGCGGCAAGATCACGCAGTTCGGATAGTGACAAGAAGGCCGCCAAGGACCTGCTCGATGTCGTCAGCAAGGCGCAGGATGGCAAGGCTACTCTGGACCAACTGAATAAGATCCTCGACGATATTGCAAGCACGAAGCCGAGCCGGCCGATCGATGACATGATCGCTAGTCTCCGCAAGCTTCTGCCGCAGATGGAATCCCTGAAGCGCTATGCAACTGTGTTGAAACGCGACCTTCCAAGCCTTCGCACGCAGGGTCCGGAAACGACAGCAGGGCCGGCTGGAAACTCCGCCCAGGATAGTGATTACTATCGTCAGCAACAGGCTGCGCAACAGGAGTTGAACAAGCGGACCGCAGAATCGCAGAAGTCGCAGGCGGACAAGGAGCTTGATAAGCGAACGCAGGACGTCATCAAGAACGTCAAGGATTTCGGCGGCGTCATATCAGAGGTGGCGGCTCGCATTCAGGCGAAGACCGAGATTGCCAACGAGAAATCCACTCAGGCTTTCGAGGGTGCGGTTTCCGGATTTACCGATCGCGTCGTCAACGCGGAATCGGGCGGCAACGCGAATGCCAAGAACCCGAATTCGTCAGCGATGGGTGATGGGCAGTTCATCAAAAGCACATGGCTCGCCCTTTTTAAGAAATACTTTCCCGATGAAGCGGCAACGCTCACGGATCCGGCCATTCTTGCCTTGCGCAGCAACGCCGATAGGTCGCGCACCTTGATCGACGCCTATGCGCGCGAAAATGCTCAGATACTGCAAAAGGCTGGCGTCAGCGTCGACGAAGTAGCCTTGCAGCTCGCGCATTTCCTTGGACCTCAAGGCGCAGCGAACGTCCTGAAAGCCGCTCCCGGCACCTTGGCCGCAAGTGTGCTTTCGAAAGACGCGGTTCGCGCCAACCCGACCATCCTTGGCAACGGCGCGACCGTTGACGACGTGGTAGCCTATGGGCAAAAGCGCGCAGGCATGTCGACGGCCGGCACGAAGCGCATCGACGATCGTGCGGATTTTGACAAGTCCCTGGTGCAGGAGCAACGTTCCCTTGAGCAGATGAAGGAAGAAGCAGGCCTCCGCTCGATCCTTAACCCGCTGATCAATGACCATGGCAAGGCGCTTTCGACGCTGCAAAAAGCGCAAGAGTTGATGAACCTTGCGCAGGAACATGGAACGGCGGCTGGTCGCGAACTCACATCTGTGCAGCAGTTGCTGACCGGCGATCTATCGAAACTGACGCCGGCAGCGCAAGAACAGGCTCTTGCAATGCGGGCGCTGGCGGTCGGATATGGCGAGGCTGACGCCAGTGCAAGTCGCCTCGCCGAGAGCCAGGACAAACTACGCCAGAAAGTCGAGGATTGGCGTGATTTCAGCAAGGACGCCACGAAGGGCTTCATTCAGGATATGGTTGCCGGAAAGTCGGCCGCCGAAGCCTTGGGTGGCGTTCTGGATAAAATCGGCAGCAAATTTCTCGATATGGCTATTGACGACTTGTTCGGCTCGTCCGGAAGCAACAACTGGTTTGCGTCCATTTTCAAGAAAGACGGTGGCCCGGTGAAGCTTGCTGGCGGCGGTGGCGTTCGCGGCCCCGGTGGCCCTCGTTCCGACAAAGTGCCGGCGATGCTTTCGAACGGAGAGTTCGTCGTTAACGCTGCATCAACCAAAAAGAACCGAACCTTGCTTGAGGCTATCAATAGCGGTCGTCAGCTTATGCTGGCAAACGGCGGGATCGTCCGCGCGCCGTCAATGCCAAGCACGGCCGCCATGGCACACGCCACACGTCCCGCAGGGGCATCGTTTACCTACGCGCCACAGATCGACAATCGCGGCGCCGATGTCGCTGCGGTCGCCCGCCTGCAACAGCAGATGGACAAGGATAGGCAGGAATTTTCTTCCCGCGTCGTCAACACCATGCGTATAGCCAAGAAAACACGTCAGCAGGGGATTTGACGGATGCTATCATTTCCCCTCGACTTTCTCGCGTCCTTCCCCGGATGGACGACGGAATTCACCCCGCAGTGGCGCCAGGAGCAAAGCCGCTCCGCAAACGGCAAAACCTATGTCAAGGACCTGGGCTCTCCACTTTGGACGGCGACATGGCAATCCCGCGGCATGAGCGCCAATGAGCTGGACACCTGGCGCGCGCGTCTCGATGCCCTGGAGAATGGCGCGACGACGTTCATCGCATCGCCCATGAGCCGCTGCTATCCCATTGCCTATCCCAATGGGTCCTGGCCGACCGGTAGCGCGTTCTCAGGCGTCTGCAAGCTTGATAGCATGTCGTCTGGTCGCGCGGTTGCGCTGAAGGGGTTGCCTGCGGGATACCAGCTAAGCGTCGGTGATTTCATCCAGATCGGTAGCGCGGATCTGCATCGTGTGCGGGAGGCGGCAACGGCGAGCGCCGGCGGCGTCACCGGACAGTTCGAAATCCGGCCCTATCTCTGGCCCACCGCCCTCGTCAACGCCGATGTACGTCTCGTGCGTCCGTCCTGCGTCATGTCGCTTGTGCCGGACTCGCTCTCCTCGCCGGCCGATATGGCGACCGGACGCGGTCCCATCACGTTCAAAGGGATGGAGGCGCGCTGATGCGTAGTATCACCGGAAACAACCACAACGCATTGCAGGAACGCCGCCTCGTCGCCCGTGACTTCCTTTGGATCAAGGCGAGGGAAATCGATAGTGATGCACCATTCGAATATGGCTTCTGGTCGGATGTTGGTAATGTCGCTGCGCAGGTCCTGAACCCGAATACAGGCTTGCCCGAGACACGCAATTTCGAGGGCAGCGGCTCGTTGATCCAGATCAGCGACATTCCGCTGGTCTCGAACCTGTCGGTGCAGAATGCCACCATCTCCATGTCGCAGATCGATGAAGCCGTCGCCAACCTGGTGCGCGGATACGATCTGAAGCAGGCCGTTGTTGAGGTCTATCGCGGCCTGTTCGATCCGAATACACGCCAGATGGTGGATGCGGCCTTCCCGCGCCTCGTCGGCTATGTCGACGACGTGGACATCGTTACGCCAAAGGAAGGCGAGGCAGGATCGATTACGCTTACCTGCGCTCCGCACACGCAGGAGACGACCCGCAGCAATCCCGACACTCGATCCCATGATAGTCAGCTTCTGCGCGACCCGACCGACGATTTCTTTCGGGATGCCACCACGGTTGGCGATTGGGAATTCTTCTGGGGCCGCAAGGCGGGCAAGGTTACGACGGCAGAAGCGCAGCGCATCAGCTCGAACGTCCGGGCAGCAAACAAATGATCCGTCGCGCGATAGAAGCCGACAAGATGCGTGTCCTGACCATGTGTCGGGCGTTTCACGCCGCATCCGGCGTGCCGTTCCCATTCTCGGCGGCGATGGCCGATGCGCTGTTTCGTATGGCCCTCATTGAGCCGGACCGCCTTTGCCTCGTGTTCGAGCAAGGCGGCGTTGCGCGCGGCGTTCTGGCGGCGCAAGCCGGGACGCATCATCTGGCGCCGGTCAAGGTGGCGTCGGAAATCGTCTGGTGGATCGATCCCGCCTGGCGCGGCCGGGCCGCCCTGAAGATGCTGGCGGCCTATGAGGCATGGGCCGCTGAACGCGGCTGCGCCTATGTCAGCATGGTCGGCCTTGGACGCTATCCGGCGCCGGCCGAACTTTACGCGCGCAGGGGCTACGAGCCCGTCGAACTGCACTTTCTTAGATCTCTCTGACCTTTCGGTTTCATCATGGCTGTTTTTACCTCTGCGGCGCTGGCGGGCGTTCTCGGCTCTAGCTTCCTAGGCTCTGTTTCCGCATTCGCCCTCAATGCGGCTGTCGGCATCGGCGTCTCGATGCTGGCGCAGCAGATTTTGAAGACGGACACGGCGACGCAGACGAATGGCGTGCAGGGTACGATGCAGGCCGGCGGCGACGTGCCGCGCTCCATTCCGTTCGGCCGCCGCTGCACAGCCGGTTCGCTGGCCTATGCGAATACCTGGGGCGCGACCGGCAAGACGCCGAACGCCTATTTCACGCAGGTCATTGCCCTGTCGGACATTCCGATCAGTGGGGTTTCCGCCGTATGGGTCAACGGCGCTCCGGTCACTGTCGACACCGGCGACACGAGCTATGGCGATTGGGGCTATCCGGTCACCGAATATAATACCGGCAACAACAACCATATGTGGATCAAGTTCTATGACGGCACGCAAACCGTCGCCGATCCCTTCCTGGTCAACACCGTATCCAGCAGCGGTCGTCCCTATGCTTCGACGCGCGTCGGTCGCGGCATCGCCTATGCCGTCGTCACGTCGCAGGTCAATGATGAGCTGTTCACCGGCTTCCCGACCTTCCGTTTCGAATTGCAGGGCGCGAAGCTTTACGATGTGTCGCGCGACAGCTCGGCCGGTGGCAGTGGATCGCAGCGCTGGGGGGACCGCTCGACATGGGGCGGCAACGGTGACGATCTGCCTGCGGTCCAGATCTACAATATTCTGCGCGGTATCACTTATAACGGTATCTGGCTCTACGGCTTGCAAAGCCTGACGGAAGCGCGTCTGCCGGCCGCCGACTGGATTGCGCAGATCAACAAATGCCGCGCCGGGATTGATGGCCCTGACGGCACGGAAGCGACCTATCTGACCGGGACAGAGGTGCAGGTCAGCACCGAAATCGGCGCGACGATCGAATCCTTGCTGACCGGTTGCCACGGTCGTGTCATCGAGGCCGGCGGCATCTACAAAATTCGCGTCGGCGAACCGGGTGCGGCCGTCTTTGCCTTCTCCGATGACGATATCCTGTCGACGGAAGAGCAGAGCTTTAAGCCGTTCCTCGGCCTTGCCGACAGCATCAACGGCGTCTCGGCGACCTATCCGGAGCCCAACGAGGCATGGAACACCAAGACCGCGCCGCCGCTTTATAATGCAGACTTCGAGGTACGCGACGGCAATCGACGCCTGATGACCGATATCCAGATGGATATGGTTTATCGCTCGTCACAAGTGCAGCGGATCATGAAGTCGGCGCTTGCAGAGGCGCGACGAGAACGCAGACATACAATCTCCTTGCCGCCGTCTGCGTGGGTGCTTGAACCCGGCGATATCGTCACCTGGACGTCGAACCGCAATGGTTACATCGCGAAGATGTTCCGCGTCGACGGCGCGACGGACGCCGCCAACCTCGATGTCACGCTTGATATCACCGAAGTCGATCCTTCCGATTATGATTGGGATCAGAATCACGACTACAAGCCGCCAGTCTTCGCGCCGCTTGGGCCGGTGATGCCGCCGGCGCAGCCGATGTATGGCTGGCAGGTTGAGCCCGCTACGATCAACGACAGTAGCGGCGTGCCATGGCGCCCATCGATCAAGGTCAGCTGCGCACCCGATCAGACGGATGTCAGCAACGTCTGGGTGCAGGTGCGCCTGGCGTCAACTGGCGACATCGTTTTCGACAGTGATTCCACCCGCTACGAAGCGCCCTATAGCTGGGTCCTGAATGCCAACTTCAAGGGCAGCACCGATTATGAGGCGCGCGGCAGGTTCATTCCTTCGGGAACGCGGGTGACGAACTGGTCGGACTGGTTGCCGGTGACCACGCCGAATGTCGTCGTCACGGATCTGATCGTTGATCTGCAGCACGTCAAGAATGACATTCTCGATCGCTTCAAGGGTCTGCAGAAGGAACTGCTGGACGTGCGCCCGCTTGTCGAGCAGCTGCTGATCAACACGCAGTTCTCTGACGCCGTCCTGAACGAAGCGCAGCGCAGCCTGGTCGCTTCTGTCGGACAGAGCAACGCGACCTTCACTGAGAATATTCAGGTGGTCGCCGACGCTGCCAATGCCGCAGCGAGCCAGGTCGTCACCCTGACAGCCACGGTCGCGGACAATAAGGCGCAGGCCGATACTCAGATTGCAGTCGTGACCGGCGTTGCCAATGCCGCCGCCGCGCAGGCGACGACGCTTTCGGCCACGGTCGGCGATCTCTCCGCTCAGGGGTTGGTGAAGTTCTCTGTTGCGGCCGATCAGACCGGCGTCAATGCCCGCTTCTCGATCGCGCTTAGGACCTCGACGGGTAGTTCCTATGTCGAAAGTGGGATGTTCCTCGAAATCTACACTGTTGGCGGCATTCAGAAGTCCCGCTTCTCGGTCATGGCTGATCAGTTCAGCGTGCTCAATCCCGACAGCATCGGTACGTCCTACCTGCCGCTGGTGTTCCAAGGCGGTGTTCTGAAACTGCAAAACGTCAAGGTAGAATGGGCAGATATCGTCAATGCGACGATTTCGTCGGCTCAGATCCAGGATGGCGCGATCACCAACGCAAAGATCGCCAACGCAGCCATTACCAACGCGAAGATAGGCAGTCTTCAGGTCACGACGTCTAACCTCGATTTCAACCAGATCACCGACACGGCAAGCAATAATCGCACGGGAAATGGTGTGGCTGGCGGCGAAACGGATCTTGGCGCACGCTGGACGATTTCGAACCCAAATCCGAATCCTGTTCTGACGTCTATTCAATGGACAATTCAGGTAACGGGAAACACGACGACCTACGTCAAGCTCATGGACTTCACCACGGGATCGGAGCTTGCCCGTCTCAGCGTCACAGGTACGGGTAGCGGCACGCAAACAAATTCTGGTCAGGTGATGCTTATCGAGCCACGCCCTGGAGCGGCCGGCACGTATCAGTATGGCTTCGTCGTGTACTCCGGCGCCGTCAATGTAAACGCCACCGTCACGCAACTTTGGTGGAAACGATAAGGGCGGAAAATCATGACTACACCGTATACGACAGGCACAATCACCCTGACCAACGGCTCGGCTGTTGTTACGGGGGCTGGAACTGCATGGCAAACCGCCCTGATCGTCGGCGGCATTATCTATGCCGAGGCAGCCGGCGGCAATTCCATGCCCATCCTGACCGTCGACAGCGATACGCAAATCACGGCGGCTGTGAAATGGAAGGGTGCGACTGGCAGCTATTCCTACGCCCTGGTCATCGACACGGCCTATGATCGCCAGGTGCTGGCCAATGCGACCACGTTGGCGCAGATCATCCAGGCGTTGAACAAGCCATCGGTCTCGTCGATCTCTGCCTTGACGCCAGCTGCCGACAAGGTTCCTTATTTCACTGGATCAAACACGGCAGCGCTCGCCACATTGACCACCTTCGCGCGCGCCATGCTCGATGACGCTGATGCGAGCACAGTTCTTTCAACTCTTGGTGTCTCCACCTTCATCAAAGGCATGGTCGATGATGCGGATGCTAGCGCGGTTCTAAGCACGCTTGGCGTATCGACCTATATCAAGGGGCTGCTCGATGATGCGGATGCAGCTGCGGCGCGCGCCACGCTTAATACCGCGTGGGAGCCGATCGGTAATGAAGTGAACTTGGCGGGATTATCTTCTGCGTCATTTCCGTTGTCGACAAACTATAAGGCCTTCAAATTACAGCTGTATCAGCTTAATCCATCTGCCGCAGTTCTCACTACGGCAAGAACTTCAGTAGATGGTGGCGCAAATTACGCTGTCGGAGCAAGTGATTATTCATACCTGATCTCAAGTGTGATTCAGGCCGCCGCTAACCCGGCAACGGGGCAGGCGGCTGCGGCAAATCTCGTATTTACCGGAACGCTGATCGCCGGTGCCGGCCGCGTTGCGGCTGATATCATGATAGATCCTGGTAGCGCCTCTCAGTTTCCATCCTTTGTCGGGAACTCCTGCGGAGTTGCTAGCGCCGGAGATTTGCGCATGTTTAATTTCGTGACGCGCCGTGAATCGACGGTGCGTATCAACGCATTTGCGTTGTTCTTGACCAGCGGCACATGGCTGACTGGTTATGCGCGGCTTATGGGGATGAGGAGCTAGAACATGGCCAAAATCATGACTGTGGATGGTGACGTTCTAGACATCTCGGATGATGAGCTTGTAGCGATGGGGCTGGGCCAAACCGGAGAGCCTGTTCCTGGCCTCACTGACTACACCGGCTCCGTTGCGGCGATGATGGACGCCAAGGCCATCGATCGACGTTATGAAAGTGCACTTTCGCTCGCGACCTACCTCGGGAGTACGAATGCGCAATGGGCAGCCGAGGCGCAGGCCTTTGTTGCCTGGCGCGATGAGGTCTGGGGCTATTGCTATGCCGAGCTGGATAAGGTGCAGAACGGCGAGCGCGAGCAGCCGAGCGTCAGCGATTTTCTGACTGAACTGGAAACGCAGTTTCCAATGACCTGGCCGGCATAACCTCGGCCGAGCTGAACATCGCCGCATCACAACGGCAGAATCCATCAAAAGGAAAATACTATGGACCACGCGAAGTTCTTCGCGGCGGTGCGCTCGTCGTTGTTCGGCGGGCGGCTGTCGACAAATCAGGTCAACGGCATGTCTGCCATTCTTGACGCATGGGAGGCAAAGCCCTTCGATGCCCGTTGGTTGGCCTACATGCTGGCGACGACTTATCACGAGACGGACAACACTATGTGCGCCATCTCGGAAAACCTGAACTATTCGGCGGCCGGCTTGCTGGCGACCTTCCCAAAATACTTCACGGCCGCTCAGGCGTCCGCCTATGCCCACCAGCCGCAGCGCATCGCAAACCGCGCCTACGCAAACCGCATGGGTAATGGCAGTGAGGCCAGTGGAGACGGCTGGCGCTATCGCGGTCGCGGCCTGGTGCAGATCACCGGCCGGGACAATTACGCGAAATACGGCATCGTCGACGATCCGGACAAGGCGCTCGATCCCGTCAAGGCTGTCGAGATCCTGTTCGACGGCATGATCAACGGCCGCTTCACCGGCAAAAGGCTTGCCGACTTCTTCAGCGCGTCGGTGACCGATTGGACGGGCGCCCGCAAGATCATCAACGGAACTGACCGCGCCGTCGATATCGCCGGTTACGCCAAGAAGTTCGCCGCTGCGATCGAGGTAGCGCGCTGATGGCTCCGAAGAAGCACGGGGAGCCTCCATGGATGTGGCGCCGTCTGATCATCTTCCCGGTCGTTGCCTGGGCTTGCTATCAGCTCCACATCCTCATCAACGCACCCGACACGCGGGTCAACGAAACGATTGCCTATGGCTGGATGATGCTGATCGGCATCCTCATCCTCGGCTACACCGGCTTTGCGACCGCGCAGGATGTCATAGCCATTTGGCGCACAGGGCGGGCGCTCCCCTATCGCGAGGATGCAGATCATGCAGCCGCGATCGCCCCAGATGAACCTACCGAGACGGAGCAAAAGTGATGTTCGGCATCCTCGACTATCTCAAGATGGGCGCTGCGGCGCTCGCCGGCATGATGCTGTGCGCCCTCTATTACGAGGGCCTGCCAGTCGTCTCGCATTTTCCTTACATCAGCGTCATCCCGTTTGTCGGCGATATCGCGGTCGGCGAGAAGCAACGGTACGCATCCGAGCAAGTGACGCTCGCCACGTCGCAGATGGTGACCAAGTTCGAGCGCGATGCCTTGGCCGCGCAACTGGCCAAGGAGAGGGGCGACCGCCTCCATGCGGAGCAGATGACCACCGAGGCATCGAAGCGCGCTGACGCGGCTGTGCGGGCAAAGACGGACGCAGAACGGGCACTCGATGCCAGGATCAAGGCAGACACAGACCCAGACGGCGGACGCTGGACCGAGGAGGATGAGAAATGGAACGCAAAGCGCTGATCTTCATGCTCCCGGTCGCGCTCGCTCTCATGAGCACCAAGGGGTGCCAGACGCTTGATGCGCGAATGGAGAAGGCTGCCGAAGCGCAAGGGCAGGCACAGGCATCCTCTCCGCCGCCGCCGATGCCAGAGGCATGCACCGCTCATGTCGAGCGCGTTATCCCCAAGGTCGGCGAGAAGTTCCGCTGGATCAATCAGCGGTGGGAAGTCACCGCAGACAACCGCGACCGCCAGGCGGACGATTGCAGGGCGTGGGATCGCGACCGCATGGCCGGGAAGGTGGGGCGGCCACAATGAACCCACGCATCTGTTTTGCGCTCTTCCTGCTCCTGGCCGGCACGCTCGCATGCGCGATCACCGCCGGTCTGATGTCTATCCCGAATTGAATGGGCCATAATATTCGGATCGGCGGGTCATCGCCGATCCTCGATCGACAGCACTATTTCTGGCGGGGGCCAATGAGCATTCATGATTTTTTCGATGCGATGGGCATCAAAGCAGGCGTCGTTATAGCTGGTTTGGCAGGAGGTACATTGAGGGCGCTTTCCCGGCGCCGTTATACTGCGCGCGAGATGATCGCGTCGCCGATCTGCGGAGCGCTGGCGGCGGCCTACCTGACCGAGCCGGCGCTGTTTTATCTACGGGCAATCAACTGGCCCATGCCTATGGCCGACGTAGCCGCCATGAACGCCACCGCCTTTGTCGTCGGTGTCTGCGCCATGTGGATTTCGGATTTGATCTTCGAGGCGATGTTGCGCTGGATGAAGGGTGGCCAACCCGCTCCGTGAAATGCAACGCCGGTAACGCGCGGAAACAAATTCAATCCCTTGATGATAAGGAGGGATTAAATTTCGTTTCTCGATCGCTCGAATAATTTCAAGCGGTTATCGCCTGCGCGTTACCGCGCGTTACCAATCGTGTTACCGCTTTGTTTCGCGGTGCTCTTTTCGGCTCTTTGCTACGCGCTCGGCAGCCTCGATGTGAGCGCGATCGTAGACCTCGTTTGTCATCTGTCGGCTGCTGTGGCCAGCAACCTTGGAAACATCATCCACAGACGCAGCGCTCGCGCGGCCTTCGGAAATGCCGGATGCGCGCAGATCTCTTGCCCATATATTCGATGGGATGCCAGCCGCCTTGCGGTCCTTTCCCCACAACCTGCGGAAGTCCTGCGGTTCGTATGGCAAGCCGGATTCCTCTGAAATGATGATGGGGCCGCGTCGTTTGTCTGGCGGCCAGTGCGCAAGCTCCTCAATCACCATCGGAGCATCTTTCATCGGATAGACAATCCGGCGTCCGCTCGTGTCGCTAGTTTTCGATGGCGTGTAGTCGAGCTGCAAGTTGTCATCGATGTCATCCCACCTTAGACCGAACCACTTGGTTCCCATCTCAGCGTTAAGAATGTCGGACACGCCACCGCGATCCATGGGCCACCACTGTCCGATGACATCCCAGAGCCGAAGAACTGTTTCGAAGGCGAGCGCGTAGGCAAGCGCCATAGATGGACGTCCGGCTGCGTGTGCGGCGTTGCGAGCCGCAATGATCTGGTCCGCCGTCATTTTCGTGTCGCGCGGCCGTGGTCCCGGCAGCTTTTCGGATGTTTCCCGCATGATGACCAGCATGTCTGCGGCTCCTGCTGTTCTGGTCATGACGCCGAACGATAGGGCTGCGGTAAAGACGGCGCGTGCAGTTGCGGCGGCGGCCAGGTGCTTGCCGTCCGAGGACCATAATTTATGCCACCGCATGATATCGACGCCATTAATGGCGTCGATTCGACGCGTCCCGATGTGCGCTTCAAGTTTTGCGAGATAGTGATTGTACGGCACGAGGCTGCTGGGCCGCAGCAAGCGATACGGGCTTTCCTCGTGATGCTGGTAGATCTTCAGCAGCGATTTGACCGTACCGTCGTAGTTCAGCGCCTCGCTGCGGTAGCCCGTACGCCAGAGCATCATTTCCGCCTGCAAGACATTGCATTTGGCGCGCAGCATATCCGGATCGCCTTTGATGGCGCTGAGATTGGCCGTCTTCGGCACGTAGCCGTTCTTAACGTCGATCTCGTCGGCGACCCAATAAGGTGTCTTGCCTTTGGCCCTCTTTATCCATTTCAGGCCGGGCGCTTCGATTTCTTCCATGCTCCCTCATCCTCTTTTCCGTCTGGTAGCCCTTTGCCGTTCGCCGGCAGGGCAAAGTAGTTGTCGTAGAAAAGTTTGATCAAGGGAACAGGGCGTCCGCCATGCAACGCATCTATTTTAGGGAAGCCGGGCACGCGCTCCAGCGCCGGTAGGCGCTCATGGAGCCATTTCGATGCATCCTTCTTGCCAACAAGCGCCTCGGCAATGGCGCGGTCGTTCGCAAAAACAGGGAGAGAGTCGAGAGGCGACGGTGTCATCTCAGGCCTCCTCGCAAGCAAGCGGCGGGCCGCCGTTGTGGCCGATCAGTGTCGCGGCCTTGCGCGCCTCCCATTGCCGCAGGATGTTGCGTTTGCGGGTAACCAGCTCCAGGTGTTCCGGATCCGGCCGTACGCAGAGGCGGTTGCGGCAGACGTGGTCCAGTTCCTTCTTGCCTGGGATATAGCCGTGCTCGTTGGTCCACATGGCGATGTGAACCGCGACGGTCTGCCCCCCCAGGGACATGCGAGGATAGCCGGCACCGCGTCCGGTATTGCCCGAAGTCGGGCCGGTCCAGAGCCAGCAGCCAGTCACGGGGTCGATGACGATCCGGGCTAGGATCTTTTCGCGGATACGCTCGCGGCGACTCATCAGGCGCGACCTTTCGCTGGAAGTCCCATGCTCTTCATCAGATTTCTGCTGTCAGCCCAGCTTGCGTGCCCGGTCCACGCCGCCAGAAACTTCTCCAGCCGCTCGTGCTCTCCGACTGCGCGATAGATCGCGATCTTGCGTCTGGCCCGCACGACGCTGTCACGGCGCAGCAGTTTATGTGTCGGCCAGATGCGATAGCCGACGAAGTTCGCGCCGCGCCCTGCCGGCTGAATGCTCCATTTGGAAAACCGCAGGCCAAGACGGTCGCGCGACAGATCCTCGATCGATGTCCGCACCCGCCGCAGATGGTCCAGGGAATGACCGAGCACAACGATATCGTCCATGTAGCGATACCAGTAGCGCTCGCCGAGATCCTGCTGGAGGTGGCGATCCACAACGCCGCCGTAGACATTCGCGAAGATCTGCGATGTGAGGTTCCCGATCGGGATCCCGATACCATCACGCGGCAACATCGTTTCGATCAGCCGTAGCGTGCCACGGCAGGAAATCTTCGCCTCGATCAGTCGCCAGAGCGCCCCATGTTCGATACTGGCGAAGTATCGCGAGAAATCCGTCTTGAGGACATAGAGCGGCTCGCCGCCGCGCGTCAGGCGTCGCATGTCGGCCTGCACCGCGATCGCGGCGGCATGTGTTCCTTTGCCGGCGCGGCAAGCATAGGCGTTCGGAAGAAGCGTAGCCTCGAAGATCGGCCCAATCACCGCGCAAAGCGCGTGCTGGGCAATGCGATCCTTGAACGGGAGTGCCGATATCAGCCGTTCTTTCGGGTCGAATATCCGGAACTCCTGTGGTGCGCCTGGCCGATACGAACCATCGCGCATCGCCGCGCCAAGGTCGGCCAAATTGAGAGCCGAGAATTCCTTGAACTCAAGGAAGCCGGGCGTCAGGCGCTTGCCGAGGGACGTCATACGGAAGGCGTGCCGCATGTTCGCGTCCGCAGTGATGGGGCCGATAAGGTTTCTAAACTTCTTTCCCAAGACATCTATCTCCAGATGCCGGTCGCGGGTTTCGACGGCAGAATCGCCGCTACTCCCCGCTGTACCGGACCTTGCAATGTATTCGCCGAAGCCGGACGGTCGGGCCGACCACCCTGACGCGAGGGGCGAGATCGCCGCTGCGTCCGTGGAAGATGGCCGACGTGGCCTTGACCATCGCCGAGCCTGAAAAGGGTCGTCGCTGCCGCCGCGCGCGGAGATGTTCTCGTTCGAGTTCTCCGGCCAGTAGTCCAAGTTCGCGTACCGGGAGCCGGCGTTCGAGCCGTTGATCCACGATCCGCCGAAGATGGACGGGCGCCAAAACGTCATAACCCCGACCTCCCGTTACCCTTCGAAGCCTTGATCCATTGGCCGAGCATCGCTCCCGCTTCAGCGAGATAGCGCAGTGCTACCGCATGCTGGCGGTGTGAGATGACCTTCAGCTTGGGATCGGCCGCGAAGCGTAGCCAGAAACGCAGCGTCGCCAGATTGGCGTCCGCTGCATAAAGCCGCGAAGCCTGCTTCGATTTCGCGGCCTGATAAAGCAGGCCGACCTGGTCGAAGATCAGTCCGATCAGCCGGTCGCGCAGCGTCGCATGGCGGCGCGGGCAATTCTGGATGATCGGATAGAGATAGGTCACAGCTGCCTCGTATTTTTCGACGATCGCCAGGTCATGGGCGTTCACATGTTCGTCGCGTGTCATGATTGGCGATCGTCCGTTTCAGGAATGGCCCGCGCTTTCGCGCAGGCTAAGCAGGATTCAGGTGGTCACTGCCGCCGCGCGCGGAGAGGCTCCCGTTCGAGAGCCCCGGCCAGTCGCCCAAGACCGCGCACCGGGAGCCGGCGCTCGAGCCGTCGAGCCACGACCCGCCGAAGAAGGACGGGCGCGGGTCGTCGGGGTGGCCGTCAGTGCCCCATTGCCACATAGTTCCGGTCGCATCGAAAAGGCCGCGCTTGCTGATGAAGCGCTCGGCACCATCATCCAGTGCGCCGGTAACGGTCGGCTCCTTGCCGCGGGAACAACGCTCCTTGACGCCATAGGCGGCGGCAAAGAACTCCTCGGCGCCGAGCAGCTTCTTGCCGTGGTGGGCATAGATCTCGACAGCCGTGGCGTAGTCGAGCTTGGCGTATTTTCCATTGCCATCGGTGCGGATCGGCGGGTCACGTCCATCGGCAATGACTGCGCCGTATCGGCTGGTGCCGTGTTCGTGATGGTCGGCGCCAAGCAGATAGATGTCAGCCCAGAAGCGTTTTCCTCCATCCGTCTCGATCAGCGCCATGCCGCGCGGATCGGCGCAGGACGGTCGGAAATCGACATCCCATAATGAGAATGGATTGATCGCCGGGATGGTATCGCCACCGGCGTTGCCCACGGCGCAGCCACCTGGCGCATAATGGAAACCGGCAAACCACCCTTCGTCCAGCGGGTTCGGTGGCCCGAGTATATCAGCGAAGGGTTTTCCGTCCTGACCGATGCTCACGCCATAGTCCTGTCCTGGCGCCAGCTCGCCGAGAGTAACGGGAGTGTCGGCATCAAAGGCGTATGTCTGGCCCTTGGTCTCGACCACCGTACCGGCCCGGATGGCGATTGCGGTGTGGCCACCGGCGACGAGGATGGGATATGCGAGGTCGGTGCGGTGGATGTGAATAGTAGTCTGCTTAAGTTCGACTGCTGCCGTCATGATCTTGGTCCTTTGAAACGGTTGGGAAATCAGGCCCGCGCTTTCGCGCTGGCTAAGCAAGGTTCAGGTGGTCGCTGCCGCCGCGCGCGGAGACGCTCTCGTTCGAGCTCTCCGGCCAGTAGACCAAGTGCGCGCACCGGGAGCCGGCGTCCGAGCCGTCGAGCCACGATCCGCCGAAGAGCGACGGGCGCGGGTCGTCGGGATCACCGTCCGTACCCCAGACCCAGAGATTGCCGGTCGCCTGCATTAGGCCGACGCGGCTGGTGCGGGCTGCGTCGAGGCCGGTCGATTTGGGGTCGTGATCGGCGGATGACTGTTCGGTGGTGCCGAAGGCGGCTGTCTGGAATTCGTCATAGGCCAGGAGACGCTTGCCATGGTCGGCATAAATGTCGACGGCAGTACGATAATCGAGGACCGGTAAGGAGTTGCCATCGGCTATCTCGGCGCCATGCCGGCTTGTACCCTGCTCTTTGTGGTTCGTGCCAAGAAGATATATGTCGGCCCAGAACCGATGGTCGTCTTTTTCGACCAAGGTCATGCCGCGCGGATCTGGGCAATTGGGACGAAAGTCGAGATCCCAGAGCGAAAAGGGATTGATGGCTGAGACAGTATCCCCACCGCTGCGCGCTTCTGCGCATCCGCCCGGAGCGAAATGGAAACCGGCGAACAAGCCGGACTCCAGCGGATTGAATGTGGCGGGAATAGCGATGGGGTTTCCGGTCTGGTCGAAGCCGATGCCATAATCATGTCCCGGCGCCAGGTCACCATGGCTGACGACTGTATCGGTTTCGAAGCGATACCGACGGTCATCGGTCTCGATCACGGTTCCGGAGCGGATCGAGATAGCGTTCGCTGCGGTAGCGACGAGGATCGAGACTGTAGGATCTGGCCGTGTTATGCGAATACTCGATACGCCGCGCTCCTTCTGGCTTGCGCTGTGACGGGGTGCGCCATTGCCAAGCGCGCAGAGCAGTTCCTCGCCGCTCGTGACGATGTGATTTGCCATAAGCGCCATCAGCTCCGGCTCTTCACCGTCATGTGTCCAGATGATCAGGCGTTTGCCGCGACCGGCAAACCAGCCACCTTCAAGGTGAGCTGATCGGCCGCAAGGCAACAGAAGCACGCAGGTATCGGCCCACTCCATCCCGCGAAAATCGTTCATGTATCCGCGCGCAGCGATCGGGTGCGTTGTCAATAGATCGCGATATTGCGAAGCTTTCCACGCCTTCCATTCAGGATCGATTTCCGACCAGGCGAAGCCCGGAATACCATTGGGCGGATTGCGGAAGTCGTAGACTTCATGGCCGGCGGCCCGCAACATCGCGACGGCATCCGGTTGGTATTGGTTGCGCCATGATGACGCCAGATAAATTCGACTCATTTCCGGTTTCTCCATTTGCGAGAGATGATGGGCATCAGCGCGATGAGGATCGCAAAGGCTGCCCAGGCGAGGGATGCGACGATGACTTGCCACCAGATGTCATCCGTGGCTTTTCCAAGCTTCGAAAGACGCGCGGAATTCGAGCCAACGGGTGGCTGCGGCAGGATCGGTGTTCAGATGACTGCGTGATTTGACCCGCAGGATATTGCGGACGGAAACGGCGATGCGTTCGTTGTCGGCGACGTCGGGTACGTTGTGACGCTCGACGAGGAAGCGGCGGAAACGGCGGTCGTTGCACTTGATGCCGCAATCCCTTGCCAAGTCTTCCGTCTGTGGGGTTTTCTCCTGCTGGCCCTGCTGCCGGTTCGTAGGAGGCTCAAGACTACGGATCTTGGCTGATGCCGCATCGATCAGTGCCACCAACGCGCGCAGGAGTTCCGGCGCCTTGAGAATCAACTGCCGATCATCATAGGAGCAATCGATCGTCAGTAAGGCAATCGGCTCGACTTCACCGGTCAGCCGATCGACAACGCAGATTTCAGCCTTCCCGGACTTGGTGTTGTAGGATTCGACAAACTGATCACTGGCGAGGCCTGCAAGGTGGCGCGCTTCGGGCAGAAGGGTTCTGGCTTGGTCGAGGTTCATCATCACTCAGCACCCCGCGCGTTCATGGGTGAAATGACGTAAAGTTCGTTGGTGCCGATAGACGGATAGAAAACGGCATTGGGCAGTGAGCCGCCAAAACGGATGATGGCATCCTGTGTGCCGATCGCGGACAGCAGCTCGCGCAACGCGTTGTTGTTTAGGCCGATGGAAAAACCAGTGTCGCCCTCGTACTGGATCGGCACATAGTCGACCGCCGACTCGCCTTCGCGGCTCGACAGTTCTACCCGCATCAGATCCCGCTCAAGAGTGAGCTTGATGCCGTCCTTGCCTGTTTCGGTGGCCACCAGGCAGACACGCGAGACGGCGGCCTTCATCGAGGCCACAGTTACGAAGATCTCGCGCTCGTAGTCCGCAGGTGCGGCAGTCAGGTAGCCGGACGGGAAAATGCCGTCGATCAACTTCGATAGGAGCGTGACGCCGGCGCACTCGATCCGCATCAGGTTCTCGCCGATCTCGATCTTCGCCGGCTCAGTCACTTCGCCGAACAGCTTGCGGATGGCGGTCGCCGTTTTCAGCGGAATGATGATGCCGGGGAAATCGAGAAGTTGTCCCGTGCGGATCTGCACGGCGGCAAGGCTGATGCCATCGAGCGCAGCAATGCCGATGCGCTCATCTTCCATCGGGTGCATATAGATGCCCATCATCCACGGCCGGCCGATTTCGCTGGTCTGAACCGCGTGCGCCACTTTAGCGATGGCTGTCGTCACCTCGGGCATGGAGATCTCGAAAGACTTGCCCTTGAGTGCCGAAGCCATCGACGGGAAATCGCTCTCGGGCAGGCTGAAAATCGAGAAACCGGCGCGGCCTGAGCTGATACGGATCTGACCGTTATAGGAGCCTTGCATGAATTCGATTTCGGCAGATTCGGGAAGGTTGCGCACAATGTCGCGCAGGTCGGCTGCCTTGACGGTAAAGGCCATGGCCTCGACTATCTCCATAAGCTCGCAACCGGTCTCGATCTCGATGTCGAGATCCGTGGCGCGCAGGCGGAGATCATCGCCTTCGGGACGTAGCAACACATTGCCGAGGATCGGGATCTTGGCGCGCTTGTCGACCGCCTCAAAGACAGCATCGAGCGCCGGCAGGAGCTGACTGCGGTGGACGCGGAAATAGGTCTGCCGCTTAGCCATGAGCCCGATTTCCCTGCTGGCAACGATCGGCAAGCCGCATTTCGTCGAGGGGGGGGCGGAGCTGGCAAGAGCTGCCGAACATGTCGTAGATCATTTGAAGGATCTCGCGACGAGGTTCGCCATCGGCGGCAGCGCGATACAGCCGCTCGATATCGATCGCATTTCCGTCATGAACGATTAGTCCGCACCGGCAAGTACTCATCGTCAGTGCCCTCCCAAAAGCGCGAATGCGACAGCAGAGGCGGTCAGCAGGTCGTTGAGAAGGATGATCAGGAAGATGCCGACAAAGCCGTTGCGCTTTGCCTGCCGCAGTCTGCTGGCTGCGATGGAGAGATTAGGCGCCATGTTTTTGCGCTCCCTTGCGGTCGATCTGCTCGATGCGGGCGATGAGAAGTGCTGCGGCGCGCACGAGATCGCGGCGCTCGTCCTTGGGCTTCCAGGCCTGACGCGGCCAAGGCCAAAACCACGGGGGATTATCCATCGGATAGGCTTCGTTCATCGCGTAAGCCGCCGCAGCCAATGACAGCTGGCAGTTCCGGTACTGGTCGTCATGCTGCGCGGTGTAGCCTTCGGCCTCGATCTGCCGATGGCGTTCGACCATGACGTCGGCAATTGCCCTGTTCATGCTGGGGATATCCCTTGCTGCGGCATGCATGGCCGCGCGTCCGGTGATGTTTTTGGGAATGGGGCGAGTGGCGTCCGTCACAGGCATCTCGCCGCGATAGAGAAGCCGAGCCAGAAGAAGATGATACCGGCAAGCGTCAGCTCGATCAGGCGCATCCGCCAAAGATGCGCTTCAACGAGAAGCGCAATCAATTCCTCGACGCCGGAGCGCCGTGCTTCATAGGAGGGCGGTCTCGTATCCGCCAATTCATGTTTCATCTCATGATCGCGGCTAAAGATGTCGCCGTTGCCGAGTGCTGGAGTGAAGTGGTTCATGGTGCCCTCTTGCATCCGATTGGGAAACCGGCCCGAAGGCCGGAAACCGAAGCGGATCGGTTATTGCGGGAGGTGAAACGTCGTCATGTCCTGATGGCTGGATAGGTCCATGCCGGCGACGACAGGCCTCGTCTTCGGGAAGGCGATCGCGCGGATATCGGCAAGGCGCTGTTCGGCCTCGGCAAGACGCAACGCCATGCGACTGGACGGAGTCGGCTCGACGGGCTCGTCATCGAAATAGCTGCCGATCACGTTCATGGGGACGATACCGAGGATATGGCAGATGCGAATAAGCGTGGAGACCGCGACGCGGTTCCTGCCGTTCTCGTATTTCTGCACCTGTTGAAAGGTGATCCCGAGCGCGGAAGCAACAGCCTCCTGGCTGAGGCCAGCCTGTTTCCGATGGTGTCGGATCGCGGCGCCGATCTCGATGTCGGTGGCATGCGTGGTTTGGGATAAAGTGGGCTTCATCGGGTCGCTCTCCTTGACCTGCTTCCGTTTGGGAAACCGCCGATGTCAGGGGTGGGACATGGCGGAAACCGAAGCGGAACTGGTCAGGCAGCAAATTCCATGTTCGCCGCGCGCACGCTTGCGGCGACGGCGGGCGAGTTGCGTATAAAGCTCGCTTCGCTGATGCCGGCGTTCAGGACCTGTTCTTTGGTCATACTGCCGCGCTCAAGGGTCAACTTGACCATGAGCTGGATATCGCGCGCATCGGTGGCAGTGGTTTCAGATTTCGTTTTCATGGCTTGCTCCGGTCCTTCCCGCCGCACGCCGCTGTCCGGGGAAAGGGACAGCGGCGGTTCGCGGCATCCGGGATGGGAGGAGATCGACCGGACAGCAAGAATATGCATTACGCATAATCAGCTGTCAATGCGATTTTATGCGTAATGCATATTCTGCGAAGCGCATACTTATGTTCGTTAAATGTTCCGACGGGTAAACGCAAAATATAGAGACCGATTCGCTATCGCGGTCACCACGTAGGCAATTGCAGATGAAGCGATCACTTGCGCTTCTGTCGGAAGCAATGTTGAGGTGACTACAGCGTTGGGCTGGAGGGGAAAAATGGTGCCACAACTTGCAGATAGAATGGTATTTGTGGATGTCGAGACGACAGGGCTCTACTCATCCGATCGCGTGGTAAGTTTGGGTATTGTCGAATTAGACGGCGCTGCATTGCGTCAGGGTCGATTAGATGCGGAATTGACGCACCTCATTTTCGATCCCGGCAAGAAAAGTCATCCGCAAGCCGAGGCTGTGCATGGGTATGACGATTGGCTGTTACGACATCAAGAGAGCTTTCGAGATTATGCGGAGTTGCTTCGACCACGGTTCGAAGGCGCAGATATCATCGTGGCGCACAATGCATCCTTCGATGAGCGCTTCATCAGGCAGGAATTTGATAGTGCCGGCATGGTCCTGAATGCCCGGGCCTTTCAGTGCACTATGCAGCAGTATCGGCGCGCACATGAAGGGCGTGCCGGTCTTGATGCAGTTTTGGTTAAAATGGGGCTTTCCCGGCGGGGGTCTCGACATGGGGCGCTTGAAGATGCGTGGCTCGCGATGTGCGTCTATTTATGGCTCGCGGGGTTTGATCATCCTGGCCTGAAGGAAGAGGTTCTAACGAAGCCGCTTAATCTGCGCGATCCGCCGACACACCCAGGCCTTCCCCTTCCTCGTCGCTCGAAAAAGAAGGTGGCGAAGCCGGAGCCTGTTGTCGCAAAGACGGTAAAACCGATTTGGTCGGATAGTGAACGTGACAGCCTAATGTCAGCATTGATGCCGTTTAGCACGGTTCTGATGAGGCTGGCCTGGGCTGATGGTCATCTGGATCAGACAGAAATTGCGGTCATTAAAGATTTGATTTCTGAGGAACGGCAAAGGCTCATGCTGCCCGATGACCCACTGGCAGAACAAGACCTCGCAGCGTCAATGTTTGAAATGAAACCATCTGTAAAAGATATTGCGGCCTTAGCAGTTACTATCCGAACTGACGAATCACTGAAGGTGCGATTGGGCGAATGGGTCAAGCGCGTTATCGCTGCTGACGGCACATTCTCGGAGATCGAGAAAGCCACACTGCGCACCATCGTTGGCGCGATCAGGGGGTCTTGATCACAAGTTTCTCCTTGATACATAGATGCATCCGACAGCGAGCGATGCTTACATTTTAAGGATAGACATCTTCACCCTGCCGACGACAGGCGGCATATTGTCCGGAAAGATGGGTTCATGTGAACTGTTCGTTGAAACCGGCTCGAAGCGATCTGGACTCGGCCTATACCTCTTATAGGTAGCCTCGCCGTTTTCGTCAGCTATGACATAGCAGGCATTTGGAACAAGGCGCTTATCCGCTCGGTTCACGATAATGACCGAGTTGGGCGGGGATATGCGGTCCATCGAATCGCCGACAACTTCAAGCGCTATCCAATCTCCGTCAGGCAATTGACCGACCGTTATTACGCCTTTTGCCTCATCGGCGATATCATCGCGTTGCAGGTCGCCGGCGCTGATAGTTGACAGTAGCGGGACATCAATCGCTCGATCAGAAACGATTTCATCGACCTCTCCTGGCCCTGCGCCGATTCCACGCAGTAACCAGTCGAGGGATACGCGATACCGTCGTGAATACTGCTCGGCAGCGCGCACGACGCCTCGGCTGCCATTTTCATGTGCAGCATACGTAGGATACCGAATCCCCAAAGACGCCGCAGCCTCTATCGCTGTGGCGAAGCCAGCATGACGCCGCGCTTCCTTAAGGCGCTTACCAATTTTTATCGGGTCAGTCATGCTCTACGTTTCGCATAGAACAATATGCGTTAGGCATTGACAGTGGATTATGCGTAACGCATATTCCGACTATGACAACGCCTGAGGATATTGTTCGAATTCGTGAAAAGCGCGGCTGGAGCCAGCACGCGCTCGGCGATTTTGTGGGTGTCGATCAGGGAACCGTCTCAAAATGGGAGAGCGGCAAGGTTAAGCCGAGTGGTCCCGCGCAGAAGCTTCTTGAGCACCTCGCGGCAATTCAGGAGGCCGCCGAATGACGATCCTCGTTTTATCTGGTGGCTTTGGCCGTCTCCGAAGCCACCGATCAGCCGCGCCGAGTTTAGCCCTTCTCCGGCGCAGCATGCTTTCCCTGCGCATCCGGTTCGCCGGTTGCGCCATCTTGCGCCGGGGCCGCGGACCTCTGAGCCCCGGCGTACTTTTCCGTTTCTGCGTAACCAGGTCATGCGGGCCTCCGTGATCTCTTGGACTCTACGAAGATACCGATAGCGGCGGCATCATTCACCGGAATATTTCCGAAAAACATTCCCTTGATTTTTGGGGAGGAATTCGTGCGTCAAAAAAAACCGGATACCATCCGACCAACGTCGGATCAGGAGCGTCGCAGTCTCAAGACCGTAACGCAGCGTGGGGTTCGCGAAGCCGGCGGCTCCAATTTTGCCGCCGATACTCGCGTCGTTGAAAGCAAACTGTCGGAGTACGGCAGTGTGCAGCATGAGCGCTCGTTCATGCCGATCGACATCGTCGCCGATCTTGAGCGCATCATCGGATATCCGTTGATCTCCGAACATCTCGTGCAGATGCAGGGCTTCAGGATTGTCGTTGACACGACGACGGCTGATGAGCCCGACATGGAAGATGTCGGAGCCCTGTCCGACGCGCAGGGGAAATTGCTTTCCATGCTGATCCGGTACGCCCCGGACGGCTACGATTTTCGCGAGCGCCGGGAGATCCTGCCCGTCGCTGAGGCATTGGCGGCGCAACTGCAAGATTTGATCAAGGGTTTGAAGGCGGTGACGCCATGAGACCCCGCCGCATCCCCTACGCCGGCAAGCCGACGACCGTCTCCTATCCGACGATCGCCAACGGCGCATCCCTTGGTCCGCGCGGCGTCGCCTTCCTGCGCCGCGTGGCTCTCTCGTCCCAGCCTTACCGCATGATGCTCAATGCTGATCGCATGTCCATAGACCGTGCCGTCGCCAGCGGCTTCGTGCGCCGCGACGTGCGCGACGACCAGTGCGTCTGGATGGTCGGCAAGGGCCGGGAATTTCTGGATCGACTGATGAGGTGCGAGTGATGACGAAGCGTACGAGCGCATCGCCTGCGGAAGCCATGCGGGCTTTCGATTCCCTCCCGAAACCGCTGCGACAAGCCATCGCCAGCGCGACTTTTGTCTACGACCCGAAGGAGATCGCGGCGCGCGTTGCCAAGGGCAGGCGGCCGCAAACCATCCTGCGCGGCATTGTCCGTTTCGAGGGGAGGGCGGCGCAATGAATGCGGTCTTCACGGCACAGCAGCGCGTGCAGGCGATCATGCACACTGCCCTGCGCGACGGCAAGGTGCGCAGCGCCGATCACAATGAGCGCCGGACCTGCATCAAGCTCAACGTCAAGGGCATGCTCCGCCGCGACAGCAAAGATGCGGATCTTTGGTATCCGAGCGACCTGGCGAGGAAGAAGCTTCCGGCGCCGGCTGTAGCCGAAGCGACGATTCCCCAGGGAGCGCGGGTCGCGATCTGGCGGGATATCGACACCATCGACATCGGATATCGGTTGCGTGGCGCCGATCAGGCCAAGGTTGACGCGCTGAAGCCATCTTTTCGGGAGATCGGGCAGAAGACCCCGATCACGGTCTTCGGCAAGCTCGATGATGCCAGGGTGGCGTTATCGGCCGGCCTGCACCGCCTGCAAACCGCAATGCAACTCGGCTGGAAACAAGTGCTTTGCTTTCACGAGGAAGGCGACGACCTTGACCGTGAGCTTTGGGAGATCGACGAGAACCTTTGCCGCGCCGAGCTGACGGCGGCCGACCGGGCACTCTTCATCTTCCGGCGCAAGGAAATCTATCTGCTCAAGCATCCGGAAACCGAGCTGGGCGAAAACCAGCATACGAGGGTTCGCCAAGTTGGCGAACCCTCTGCCAAGCGTTTCACGGCGGCGACGGCGGAAGCGACCGGGCAGAGCGAGCGAGCCATTCAGCGCGACGCGGCTCGCGGCGAGAAGATCATGGACATGGCGCTGCACCGTCTGCGCGGTTCTCGCCTCGATAATGGATCGTTCCTCGACCGGCTGAAGCAGATCCCGCAGGACAGGCAAGTGCTCTATGTCGAGGCTGCGCTCGACGAGGAGAAGCGCAAGGCGGCGGATGTGAAGGAGGGCCGCACCAAGAAGATGCAGCACTCCCGCATGATCCGTACCTCGCTGATCAATGCCATTGCGGAGCGCGGCACGCTGGTTGCGGGGGAGATGCCGCGCGCGGCCTTCGCGGTCGGCTACTGCGACGTGCCATGGCAGCAGGAGGCATGGAGCGACGAGACCGGGCAGGACAAGGGCCTGCGCTATCCATCCATGTCAGTCGACGAGCTGATGATGCTTTGCGCAGGCGAGCGCAGCCCGTTCACGCAGGATGCCGTCCTCTATTTCTGGGCCACCACGAACCGGATTCACCATGCGCTGAAGATCATCGAGGCGTGGGGCTTCGACTATGTCAGCGCCATCACATGGGACAAGGTCAATATCGGCATGGGCCGATGGGTGCGTGATCGAACCGAACACCTGCTGATCTGCAAGCGCGGCAACTTTCCGGGCATCGATCTTTATACGCCAAAGCCGGACAGCCTCTACAGCGAACCGAAAACCGAGCATAGCCGAAAGCCGGTCTGGTTCGCCGACGAGATCGAGCGGCTTTATCCCGACATGCGCAAGCTGGAGCTTTTCCAGCGCAAGGACAGTTTGCAGCCCGGCGATATCAGGCTGAACGGCAAGTGGGATTTCTGGGGCAATCAGGCGGGCTCGCCGGAAAGCGAGGCGGAATGACTACCGCTATCTGCTCGATAATCGAAATCGACAACCTCATTAGAGCCGGTGCTCCCGTCGCCATTGGCGTCTCTGGCGGCAAGGACAGCCAGGCCTGCGCGCTGGCAACACTCCGTTATCTTGACCAGCTCGGCCATGTAGGGCCGCACGTACTGGTACATGCGGACCTCGGCTCCGGCGAATGGGAAGAGTCTCTTCCCGTTTGTCAGCGTCTTGCAGAACATCTGGGCGTCGAATTGATTGTAGTCCGCCGTAAGGCCGGCGGCCTGATGGAGCGATGGGAAAGCCGATGGGCATCCAGCGTCCAGCGTTACGAGGATCTTTCCACGGTTACCCTGGTGCCTTGCTGGTCCACGCCGGGAATGCGTTTTTGCACATCGGAACTGAAAACCCACCCCATCACGGCGGAACTGAAGCGCCGTTTCAAGGGGCAAACCATTATCAATGTGACCGGTGTTCGCCGCGCGGAAAGTAGCGCCCGGGCGAAGGCTACCATCGCCGGTCAAGACGCCGGTGGTCAAATTTGGACATGGCGCCCTATCCTCGATTGGAGCGTCGACGAAGTCTTCGCTGAGATCGATCAGCAAGGCATAGCGCCGCATCCGGCCTATCGGGAATATGGCATGAGCCGCGTTTCCTGCCGCTGGTGCATCATGTCAAACATTGCGGATATGACTGCCGCATCCGCGCAGCAAGAGGCGCACGAACTTTACCGAAGAATGGTGAAGCTCGAATGCGATAGCACGTTTGCATTTCAGGGGTCTCGGTGGCTGGGGGATGTGGCCCCGCATCTCTTACCGGTCGATCAACAGGCCATGTTTGCCGAGGCTAAGGTTAAGGCCGCCGCGCGAGTGCGGCTTGAGAGCGCGATCACCCCCAGCATGCTGTACGTCAAGGGTTGGCCAACGCGCATGCTGAGCGATGTCGAGGCCGACATTCTGTCTGTCGTGCGCCGTGGCATAAGTGCCATGTTCGGCTTTCAATCCGCGTGTCTCGATCGCGATAGCGTCCACGCTCGCTACGCCGAACTGATCGAACTGAACCGGCAGAAAGATGCTAGCCGCATCAAGGAGGGCGCGTGAGCGTTTTCCCTCCGTTCGTCGATCAGCTTGACGACGCCGAAACCGATCAGCAGCGCGCGCGATGGCTTCTGCGCAGCTCGCTTTCACTGCTGCTGCGCGACGAAAGCCATATCCGCCGTCGCCTGCAACTGGCGAATTTTCATCTCGGCATCGCCTATCTCGATGCCGAGCTTTCTTTTCTTCGCAATCCACGCCGCGACGACGGCGGCCCGACCGATCTGATCGGGATCGCAGCCGCGCGCGGCCGCATGGACAGAATCGCATGCGGCCTGCCGCCGCGACACTTGGGGGCTTGATGTACACCGAACAGCTTTTCGACAGCCTCATGGCGTCCAGCACCGCGCCGATCTACGGAAGCGATATCGCGCCGCATTTGCGCAAGATCATCGATAATTTCGCCGGCGGCGGCGGTGCATCCGAAGGTATCAGGCAAGCTCTCGGGCGGTCGCCGGATTATGCGCTGAACCATAGCAAGCCCGCATTGGCGCTGCACGAGGTCAACCATCCGGAGACCATCCACCTTTCGGAAAATATCTACAAGGTAGATCCGCTGGACCATCTGGCCGGCGAACATATCGGCCTCGGCTGGTTCTCTCCGGACTGCAAGCACTTTTCCAAGGCCAAGGGCGGAAAGCCTGTCGAGCGTAATATCCGCGACCTGGCTTGGACCATCGTCCATTGGGTCGAACGCATCCAGAAGAGCGGCGGTAAGCTCGACGTGATCATCATGGAGAATGTCGAGGAGTTCCAATATTGGGGACCGCTCGTCGAGACGGAGCGCGGCTTGATGCCCGATCCGGAGCGGAAGGGCGAGACGTTCCAGAAGTGGTGCAGGGAGCTGCGCAAGCTTGGCGGCAAGATCGAGAAGCGCGAGCTTCGCGCCCGTGACTATGGTGCGCCGACCATCCGCAAGCGGCTGTTCGTGATTGTCCGATTCGACGGGCTGAAGATCGTCTGGCCGAAGCCTACCCATGGCGCACCGGATGATGCGGACGTTATCGCCGGCCGCAAGCAGCCATGGCTGATCGTGGCGGATTGCATCGATTGGAGTATCCCATGCCCTTCGATCTTCGATACGGCAGATGAGATATGGGAAAAGCACGGCGTTCGGGCTGTGCGGCCGCTGGCAGTCAACTCTCATGCCCGGATCGCTCGCGGCATGGATAGGTTCGTCATCAGAGCGAAGCGACCATTCCTTGTCAATCTGACGCATGGCGGCCGCCTGGAAGATATCGCGGAACCGGCAAGGGTGATCACTGCGGCGCATCGTGGTGAAAAAGCGCTCGTTGCGCCCTCGATCCAGCGCTTCAACTCGGGCGCTACGGGCGTCGACATGCGCGGCCAGATGCCGACGATCACAGCCAACGGCTTCATCAAACGACCAGGTGGCGCCGCCCCTCTCGGATTGCTGGCGCCAGTTCTGACCTATGCGCAGCAGGGCGGGTCATGCCGACCGGTCGACGGACAGGCCCACACGATAACGGCCAGCGACAAGGATCAG